AAAGCCAAAGAATGCCTATTTAATGGCGAGGTCGATGTATGACAGAAATAATTTTAACTCAAGAACAGCAAGACCAGATCATCCTGACTTGGAACGACAATAAAGAAAACCCTCCGAGCTTACACGACTTGACTAAGAAGGTCTTCAGTGACATCCCCGACCTAGATGGCCGAAGCGTCTACGGCAAAGCCATCAAGAAGTTTTTAGCGTCAAGAGACCTAAAGATTAAAACCAAGAGCGAATATACTCCCAAGGCGAGAATAGAGTTCCATCAAGACCAGAAAGACTATATCACAAACAATGCCTCTACCATGTCTGCTGTTGAGTTGGCTAGAGATCTTTTTAATGATTATAATTTAAATAACTTGTCAATTGAGGCTCGCAGTATCCAAGAATATTTAGGTAGCTTGCCTTCGCAAGTCAAAGACGTCCAAACCGAGCCAGAAGAAGACCAAGAAGACTACAAACCGCCCAAGAACTTGGAGAGGGCTTTGGTCAGGGTAAATAAATACGTTCTCGATGGCCTAGATAAAGACAAGTTGACAGGAAGACAAAAAAAAGAACTAAAATCTGTCATTGCCTATGCTCATACATATAGATTCCTACATCAGATAGGAACTTATACTACCCAAGTAGACAGAGATCTTTTTGAGAGTAGCTTTATAAGGTACACTTATGATAAAGCCGACCTGACTCAAGAAGAAGTGGACCAATACATTGTGTTAGCCACGGAAGTCGTTATTTCCTCTAGTATTCAGGCAACGATACAAGTTTTGCAGGGCCAAATTGACGACGACGTCAAATCAGGCTTGAAGATTCCTATGGTATTGGTGGATGCCATCACTTCAGCCAGAACAGAATACAATCAATGTGTTTCTCGCCAACAAAAACTACTCAATGACCTAAAAGTCAAAAGAAGTGACAGAATTTCCAAACAAGTCCAAGAGAATGCCTCTATCTTGAATTTGGTGATGCTATGGAAAGACGAGGACACTAGAAGAGAGATGATCAAGATGGCAGACATGCGCCGGGAAGTCTTGAAAGATGAGATTGGAAGACTGACCTCTATGGACGACGTCAAGGCCAGAATTTTTGGTATCACAGAGGAGGAAGTGTTGAATGCTTAAGTGCAAAATATGCAATTTAGAATTCGAAACTGATAAGACTTTTCATTCTCACTTGAAGTCTCATAAACTGAGGATGGCAGAGTATTACCAGCAACACGAACAGAGGAGAGACTTATATTCTGGTGAGTTGATAAACTTCAAGAATAAAGACTACTATTTTTCTAACGACTTCAACAATAAAGTCTCCATGAAAAACTGGCTCAAAGCCCAGCCACTGGAGAAACGCAAAGAGTACCTGAAAAATTTTCTGATGCAAAGAAAGGTCAAAAGAGACCTAAAGTATTCCCCTTGTCAGGTAGAGCTAAGGTCCATCACTAGCCCGCCATTGAATTACTTTCACGAATGCTTTGGCGACTATTACAAATTGTGCTCTCAATTGGGGTTCGAGAATAAGTATGTTTACCCCAAGGCTCAGTTGAAACACGAAATAAAGGATGGCTTCAAAATATTCATAGACTCAAGAGAGCAGATGCCTCTAATCATAGACTATCCTACGGAGGTCAAGGGCTTGAAATTCGGAGACTACGCTCTCAACGACCCAGACAATAGGTGCTACATAGAAAGGAAGTCCATTTCCGACTTCATAGGAACACTCAGCGGCGGCTTTGAAAGATTTTGTAGAGAGATTGATCGTTCTAAGGCTAGCGAAGCCTCCTTGGTGATACTAGTAGAGAGGCCGCTTCAGGAGTGCTTGAGTTTCAATTACTTAAGCTACGTATCAAAGAAAATTAAGGTTACTCCTGAGTTTGTGTTTTTCAATGTGAGGGAAATAATACAAAAATACCCAGATGTCCAGTTCTTGTTTGTTGAAGGTAGAGAGGAATCAGTCAGAGTGATGAAAGCCATATTCTTTAGCAATAGTGAATATAAGAAATACGACTTGCAATTGATGTACGACCTTAAACTATTATAATCTATGTGGGTAGAAGGAACAAAATACAAAAAAGAGAACCCCAATTACAACGAGATATTCGCTGCACTTGAGGGGGAGCTGGAGGACAAGGAAGCCAAGATTTCTTTGATCAAGTTTTTGCGTCAGAATCTATATTTCTCCACGTATATCCTCACTGGCATAAAGCTTTCCCCATATCAAGAGATAACTCTCAAAGGGATGTTCAACAGGAACTTCTCCATGTGCGTGTGGGGTCGTGGCTGTGCTAAGTCATTTATTGCTAGCGTTTATTGTGTGCTGCAATGCATCTTCGAGCCCAATACGAAGATTCTTATAGCTGGTCCTACATTCCGAACGGCTAGAGCTATCTTCAACAACATCGAAAAGATGAGCGAGACCAAGGGGGCGGAGCTGCTGCTCCAAGCTTTCGGGGCTAAGAGTAAAAGAAATGATTTATATGAATGGGATATCAATGGCGGGTCCATAAGGGCTATTCCTTTGAGTGGTGAAAAGATTCGTGGTTTCCGTGCTAATGTACTTGTTCTTGATGAGTTCTTATTGCTACCAGAAGAGATAATCAAAAACGTATTGATGCCATTCCTTGTTGCGCCGCAGGACATGAAGCGAAGAATAGACATTAGAGAAATGGAAGACCTACTTATCAAAGCAGGAAAAATGAAGGAAGAGGACAGAATGGTCTTTGTGAATAATTCCAAGATGATAGCCTTGTCGTCTGCCAGTTATACTTTTGAGAACCTCTACAAAACATACCAAGAATGGATAAATAAAATAACAGATAAAGACAAGCAAGAGTCCTCCTACTTCGTCTCTCAGCTCGGATACGAAGCGTTGCCACCAGAGATGATTGATAAGACTATTATTGAAGAAGCTCAGAGCGGCGGCACCTCTCACTCGTCTTTCCTTAGAGAGTATTGTGCTCAATTCACTGATGGCTCTGATAGTTATTTCAGTGCTAAAAAGATGGAAGACTGCACCCTTAAAGATGAGCATCCGCATACTCTTGTCAGGGGCACTTCCGGCAAGAAATACATAGTCGGGATTGATCCGAACATGAGCGACAGCCCGAATGCCGACTTCTTCGCTATAGCAGTCATGGAGCTGGATGAGGAGAACAAGCTGGGGGTCTTGGTTCATACTTACGCTGGCTTGGGAAACTTAAATAACCATGTGAAGTATTTTTCTTATATCATGACGCATTTCAATGTGCATATGATTGTCTGTGACAACGCGGGTTCTGATATCTTCATGGACACTTGCAATCAATCAGACTACTTTAAGAACAATAAAATAAACATAAAGACCATCGACTTCAATTCCGATGCGGAAGGAGACGACTACGCCATGCAGCTCAAGAACGCTAGGGTGCAATATAACCTAAGCGAACATAAGATAGCATTCAGCCAAGTCTTCTCCTCTAGCTTCATTAGAAAAGGAAACGAATATCTCCAAGCTTGCATAGATTACAAGAATGTATTATTCGCCTCTCGGACTTGTTCGAACGAAGTCTTCTTTAACGAGACCATAGGGGTTCCATTGCCGAAGGATTTGATATTCAATGCCGAAAAATCTGAATGGACTCCTCTAGACTTCCTAGAGAATCAAGACGACTACATCTATCAAACGAAAAAACAATGCGCAATCGTGGAGTGTAGCGCCACTTCCAGAGGCATGATGAATTTTGACTTACCCCAACACTTGAGAAGAGGCTCCTCCGCCAATCGAGCCCGGAAAGATAATTATTCGGCATTTATGTTGGCTAACTGGGCGGTGCATTGCTATAATGAAATAATGTCCGTAGAAATAAATAATGTGACAGAAACTTTCACTCCTAGGATGTTTTAGTGTAATTTTAATGTAGTATGGGTAATTTAGTAAGAGTCAAGCAGGTAGATCAGTCTGACTTTTCTGGCTTTTTTGTTCAAGTCGGAAACGTAAACTATTACCCTCTTACCAATCCATCTGGTTATCTGGTCAATTCGGATCTCAACACTGCTACTGGGACCATCAATTCGAATATTAATACCCTTTCGGGTAATTTAAATAACAGCATAAATCAATCCCTGATTTCTGGCAAGTCTTATACAGATACAGCTTCTGGAACTTTGAATTCTAGATTAGGGACAACTGGAAGCTCGTTGAATTCTAGTATCAACAATCTTAGCGGGTATGTTGTA